GATTTTCCGTTGATTACTTTTGCATATTGTTCAAATAAAAAATTTTGTTCGTATCCGCTACCAATTTTAGTGGAGGCGGGTTCTACCGTTACCACGTTAATCCAATTAGCCGGAGTATAATCATCATATTCACCAGGAAACACAAGCACTGTATAGACTTTGTCAAGAGATTCATCAGTGATAGAATCTATCGCCGCCTGAATCGTGGTGTAATCGCCGCCGGATTTGGCTACCGTGACGACCTGCTGCTTATATACGCCTTTGTTAATTTGGTCTGCAGATACTGTAACTGCTGTAGATGCAATTGAAAGAGAACTTGCAGGCACATCCACAGTATTTTGAAAAGAAATGGCTCTTGGACAATTATAAGTATCTCCTACTTGTGCGACTTCTAGTCTAGAAGCATCTTCGTTCAAAACCACTATATCACGAGAACTCATCTTTTAACTCCCTTTATTCAATTATAAACTCAGTTCCACTAGAATTTGGAACTTTTTTGGTAACATTAAAATTAGTACCGACATCAATTGTTAAGCACCTTAATTCTAACTTCCTCAAATTTATCGGATACTTTTCCAACACAATATATCCTAAGAAACGGGGAAGATAGTTTATAATTAGATAATGTCATTTATTTTTCCTTTACACAAAAGCATCTACATATACTTTAATTGTGCCAGCATTTCTCTTAAGAAAATCTAATTGTGTAATTCCTGTTCCCAAAGAATATGACGTCTGTGTTCCTGCAATAGTACCAATAAACTTGAAACGTTTAGTTGTATCTGCCAAATCAGTTGTAGGATCCGCAGAATTAAATACGGCAAAAACTATATCATCATCACTTTCCACAATTAAGCTGAGATGCTTGCAAGCTGCTCCTAAAGTAAGCCGACAAGTACCAGAAGAATATGAATTAGACACGCTTGTCAACTCCCCGTGATAAGCAGTGCCTAAAATCATGGCATCTAAATCTGTTTTTATGCTAGCAGAATTAGTTTCAGTTATAGAACCACTGGTTACGGTAACATCATTATTAGTTCCTAAATTTACAAGCATTCCATTTGATGCATCTCCGCGCAACATATCCCAGGTAGAACCATCATACACCATCCCAAAATTCAACACATTCAAAGCGGTAGGAGAGGCATAATTATCAGCAGGAGAGGCTACAACAGCTCTCGTATCATCTGTAGAATTTTTAATTTCAACAGCACCAATTTCAATGTCCGCTGTTTCAAGATTTACTTTTATCTCGCCATTACTATTTACTGCAACTGCTTGTGGAGTAGTACCGTCTGCTCCCATCATTAGAACGCCTTTTGATACAGTGCCTGTATTATCAGTATAAACCGCGTCATCCATAATCTCAACGGCTGTCTTGATTGATGTCTGGGTTGATTCTTTGAGTACTCCGCCCTCTGTATCAACGTTTTGTGTTGCTAAAACATGAGTGGCATTAGTCTTGGCAACATTAGCATCACCAATGTTTGCCATGTCCTCACTTAAAGCATCTTTTAACCCAACGGCACCGATAGTGTTAGTACCTGCTGGTAATGGTACATCGGTAGCCAACGATACTCGTGGTACGGCATCACCATCAACACCAGTACCCCCAGCAATACCAGCCTGCCCAACAATCGGATTGACCTTTGCTCTATCGCTTTCGTCCCAATCGTCCATAGTCTCAACTGCATCTTTAATTGATGCTGAGTTGTCTTCTGTTACTAATCCCCTGCTACCTAAAATGAAATTATCAATTACTTCAACTGCGGTCTTGATAGATGCAGAATTATCCTCGGTAACAAGCCCACGAGTATCTGAAATAAAGTTATCAATAATTTCTACGGCAGTCTTAATCGCTGACATATTAACGTCATTTGTAGCAATCGTAACTCTTGCCGTACCACTGGCATTATCACCGACACCAATATCAACGGGAATGCCGGAATTGAGATTAACATTAACCTTAGCCCTATCGCTTTCATCCCAGTCATCCATAATCTCAACGGCAGTTACTATCTTTGCCGTATTAACATCATCAGTAGCTATACAAACCCTTTGCGTTCCAGTATCAATGGTTCCTGAACCAAGATTGATTACATTGCTGCCCAAAGATGTTATGTCTGCACTAGCTGCTCCTGCAGCAGTTACAGCTTGAACATTAGTTCCATCCGTAAGTTGTACAACACCTTTTCTCGTCTTATCATCCATAGTAGGCATTCTGTTTCCAGAAGCATCAAACACGCCAACAGGAATACCAGAGTTGCTAGCTCCTACATCAACTATGTCTAATGTATCTGTTCCGTCAGTAATTGCCACATAACCCTGTCTTCCAACCGCATCCATAGTAGGCATGTCGTTAGTGCCATCAGTAACATTGACGTTCAAGGCTTTCTTTGTACCAGAAGTCTCTACAACAGGTTCAGTAATACCATCGGTAATTTTAACAAACCCAGGATTGGTATTTGCTTGCATAGACGAAAGAACTGCACCCGTTTCATCTACATGCTGTACTGCCAAAACATGCGTAGCCGTAGTTCTAGCAGTACTAGCGGCTTCAATCGATGCTCTATTTTCACTTTCTCCGTCCTTTAGTTCAACAGCTCCAATTTCAATGTCGCTTGATAAAACAACTCTTCCCGCAGAATCTAAAAGAATGGGAGCTGCGTCTCCGTCATTAAAGGAAGAGGGGGTAGCTTGATATCTTCCAAATACAGCAAGACCAGTAGTAGTTCCTGTTGGAAAATTAGCATTGTCAGTTAACACACGTAGTGTATCTGTCCCGTCTCCTACTTTCACAAAAGGAGCATTGTCTACTGCATTTCCGGCAGGCGATACTTTTCCAGTCGCATCTATGTTTTGTACGGAAATAACATGACTAGTTGTCGCTCTAGCTGTATTTGCGTCACTAACTTCTGCTCTATCGTCAGTAGCAGCATTTTTAATCTCAACTGCACCAAGTTCAACGTCTACGTCCGAAGAAATAGCAGTCATGCTGGCATAGTAAGTTATTGTTGGAGTAGCACTAGTAGCAGCGATTACTTTATAATAACCGTGCTCATAGTCTATAAAATACTCACCAGAACTTAAAACTTTAAGTAAATCATCTACTTCAGTAACAAAGACGTCTCCGGTAAAAGAACAGCTATTGTCTCCAACTGTAGCAATAAATCTGTTTTTAGAGTCCAAAACAGGAACAACCTCTAGGCTTCCTGTATAAGCAGAGCCTTCAACCATTGCGCCCAAAGACTTAACAACTTGGGTAATAATTCGTGCAGTTTTTGCACTAACTGGATCGTAAACGTCTATTACGTTTCCCATGCTTTTCTCCTTTTTAAGATAGAGGAGGGCATTTTAGCCCCCCTCTTTGATCTATGTAACTTACGCAGCTCTGACTACAACATAAGCAAACGTCAATCCGCTTGTTCCGCCTTCAGGACGATAGACAGTAAAAGATCCACTAGAAGCGACAGCGGACAAAGTATCTCCAGTACCCACAGAAGAACCATAGGGAAACGGAATAATCTTATCAGCAGACACAACTCCTGACAAGGTAATGGTTTCGGCAGAACTAGTACCATCAAAAGAACCTGTTCCAAAGAGTGCAGAGCTAAGCGTCAGTGTCGTACCTACGCTAACTCCCGCAGACGCAGTCACTAATCCTCGAAGAAAACAGGCATCCTGAATTTCCATTTGACCATCCGTTAAAGTATTGGAAATGCTATCAGGATTGCTTCCAACAAATAGTCTTTTTAAGTGCGTAACAGCCATCTGTGCCATTATAATACCTCCATTTAAGTATAGGAGTATGCCAACGGCATACTCCTATGTTCAACACCTTACGCAGTCAATCGTGCAATATATCTATAGTCACGATGTCCGGCACCAGCCCCAACTTCAAACTTCCAGCGCATCACAATGTCACTAGTAAAGGAAGATTCAAAGTTACCAGATTGAGCAACAACATTAGGCCGTTCCCAATACAACAGAACCATCTGCTTGCCAAAATCTCCCATATACCAATCAGTAGACGTAGCTATATAGCTAGACACAACAACATTAAAGCGTCCTTGCCAATAGTTCTTTGCGTTGTTAGCAGTATCGGACTGTAACAGGGAATTAGTAATCTGCCACGCAGTAACTGCTTTGTTAGTATGCACTAAAATAGTTTTCGGACTAACTGCAATCTTAGTTCCACGCTCATCGGTCATGCTTGCAAACAACTGCAAAGCAGTATCCAAAGCCGTATTGCTCAAGCCACAAGACGAAGCTGTATTAGCATTGGTTTGAGAACCCATATATGCCAACGAGCTATGGTCAGTGCTATAAAAATTAGTACGAGTAACTATGTTTCCGTCAAACTTAGCACACTGCAAAGTGCTTGAGGATTCATACCCAAGTAAAGTGCGCGGAAGAACCTCAATAGTCTGAATCAAGAAGTTCTTCATTTGTTCACTAACCACTAGTCCAAGCGAAGATGCGCGATCAATAATCTGTCCGGTCGAATCGTTATAAATCGCTTCTTTAGTAAGCGCAATAGAGCGACCAAATTTATCCAGATGAATTTCCGCATATTTCTCATGAAAACTAGTTTCCTGAACAGGATAGCCTTCTGGAACAAACTCAACTCCCTCATTAGCAGTAAAGCCAGGAATTCTCTCTACATCTGTACGAGTAGCAGTCATCTCAGTATACAAAGGAGCAACCTCGTTCATACCATATTCATATTTAGGAATAGCTTCAGAGCTAACCAAATACTTAGTAATGTTAGGAAACGAGGAACTTCCTACCGCTTCGGCCAAACGATGGTTGTCTGTCGATAAGGAAAACTCTTCATCAGGATGAGCTTCTTTTAAACAAGCTTCAAACAAAGCCCTAATAGAAATATCACTTTTTTTAAGTTTACCGGCCTGTAAATTTTCTAAAAGCTGTTTGCCAACAGATTCATATCCAAGATATTTATTACCTTTATTTTCGGCAACATGACTTTCAATCAATTTAACAGTCTCATCAATACGTTTATACATTTATATTCACCTCCTAATTAATTTCAATTAATAATTAGCCTTCAGTACAAGTCTGAAACAAAAATCCACCAGCCAAATTATGTGAATCTATCAAGAATAAGCCGTTATTACCATAGGTAATAGATTCTAAAGCCCACATAATACCTTCGGCTGTAGCCTTTGTAACTGCCCAATTAGTACCATTAGCACCAGCACTATACTTACAAGCCTCACCAAAAACCACACTAGTGGTAGGAGAAGCTGCCAATTTAGTATAAACTTTAGCAATCGTAGCAACAGCAATTGGAGATACACTGCCATTCTCAGAACCCTCCAAAGCAACACCAACAAAATAAGAATTGTCTCCCTGATGCGCAACGGCAGATCCGCCACTAGAATCAATAAGATCCCCTTTGGCTAAAACAGTCGAGGAGCCCACCGGCAGGTCAACAACTCCACATAATTCATATTCTCTAATTTCAACATTTGAAGAAGTAGCCATTTATATTCACCTCCTATATATTATTTAAGAAATAGCCTCAAACAAAAATCCAGACTTAAGAGAACCGACGTCTATATAAAATAATCCACGCGATCCCGCAGCAACGGTCTCTAAAGCCCACGTAATCCCACTCACTCCAGAAGTGCATTTTGTAACTTCCCAGTCAGTACCATTGGCACCGGCAGAATATCTAAATGCATTTCCAAATGCAGCGGCAGTACTAGTGGACGCAACTTTAATATAAAATTGTGCCCTAGTAGCAACAGCAATTGGAGCTACACTACCACTCTCAGAACCCTCCAACGCAATACCAGCAAAAGTAGTGTTATCTGCAGCCGTAACTGCAACTGCATTTCCAGCAGAATATTTAATGAAATCCCCTTTTGCTAAAACAGTCCCAGACGCCACAGAAAGCTTGCAAACAGACATTGCGTCATATTCTCTAATTTCAACATTTGAAGAAGTAGCCATTTATATTCACCTTTCCTTTACTTACCCTTAAACACTTGTGCGGCGGCATCATTGTCTTTTGCCAAAGACTTGACAACAGTTTCGTCTAACTTAGTAACAGGGGCTGTCTTTCCACTATCTACCACTACAGTAGACACCCGATCAATTATAGAAGACAGTGCCTCAATAAAAGTTTTTATGTCATCATCAGTTGTTTTAGACAATAATTCATTTTTCACATAGACGGGAATAGAATCTAGAGTTCCCAATGAAGTACTTTTCAGCATTTCATTAATCTTTCCCTCTTTTGCAATTCGCAATTCCTCCGCTTTATATTTATCTACCTCTGCCTGTACAGTCGTCAAAGCATCCTCCAATTTCTTTTTCTCAGAAGTAACAGCCTCTACAGACGCTGTAATATCAGAAATCTTAGCCTCCAACGAAGAAATAGCAGCGTCTTTTGCCTTAACTTCATCTGTATTAAGAATTTCGCTCTTAACTTGCTCAAATACTTCTGGATACTTTTCTTTTAATTCACTAAGATCCATTTTTACCTCCTTATTAGCCATAAAGGACTCAAAGGCCTTTACAATATCAATATTCTCAAACTCATCTAAAAATTCATCAACAAGTTCCCCAATTCGTTCTTTCTTCTCGTCATCAGAAAACTCACACGTCCAAGAAAGCTCATGTAACATTCCAATAAAAACATTAAATAAAATTTCTAATCTATCCTTTGTTACACGCTTCTCTACTTTATCCCGCAAAGTAGCAGCAGCTTCATATAACAAATTTACTTCTGAGGCAGCCTGTGAGGCATAAGCAGCAACTAAACGTCCACCAGCAGCACCATAATCCACAACGTCCAAAGAATCCAGAAACACAAAGCTTTCTATAACAATGCCGCTTTTTCCTTCCGCCTCTCCTTCATGACCCCTTCCAATAGCATCTATTGAAAAATGCAGTTGTTCTGGGTGTCTAAGTGCTTCCTGTAATAGCCAACTAGCATCTGCATTTCCAGTAAACCTAATCTTGGCAAAGGCCTTGCCATCCTTCCCATAAGCCTCTTCAACAGTCGCAACCCAATCTCTTAAATTTCGTCCTAATTTCTTCTCCGCAGTATCAACATGATTTAAATAAATCTTAGATCGTTCCAACAAAAACTTTGGCAAGCTTTCGACAACCTCTTTTGAATAATACTTTCCATTAGAAGACCAGCCAGCCTGCAACGCAATTATCTCTGCAGTTCCAGAAGCATCATCAATTTTAGCTTCTTTCAACGAAGTAACTAGCTTATCTCCTATGTTAAACTCATTGGTATTCATAAGTGCTTCTCCTTGTTCAGTATTCTTTTCACTTGCATTTTCATTAACCTCTATTTCTTCTAAAATAGAATCATATAAAGCAACTTCCCTAGCAGTAACAAATTTAGTTCCTTTTGGGAAAAATGCAAGTGATTCTTTGTGCTTTCCCTTCATTTTCTTGACCACAGAATTAGCAACTGCAAATGCATAAGCTTCTGCATTTGCAGCCTTGTGTTTTGCAGGATCAAAGGAATGATAAGCTGCATTAAACGCTTTCACCCAAGCAGTTCTAGCTTTTTTGGACAGTTTTTTAATATAATCTGGCATTTTTGGATCACTTGGTCCAGAATATGGCATAATTATCTCCTCGTTAATCCATTTAACTCATGTATAACAATGTTACAGTGTACCGTTTTTATAAAACTAACACAATTATACAACATCTGCTATAAATATAGCATAATTAGTATAAAAAAGCAAAGCAAATCAATAAATTTCTTTACTTTTCGATAGTCTTCAGTACAAAAATATTAGAAATTACAGTATTTTTAATTGAATTAGATATTGAATTCGGCTTAGAAATGTTCCAATCATGCAATTGTGCAATCAAATTATCAAAATCATAAGGAGACAGGGTTGAAACAAAATCAGCCATCTTGTTCAAGTATAAAATATAGGCGTCAAACGAACTTTCCGTAATAAGGTTATACGACTTTCTACGACACAATAGAGAAGCGGTCAACTCGATGGCTAATTTTGCAAGAACAACTAAGTCTTTTTTGTCACTCTTGTTTGACATATTTACTTAAAACATGACTAACATTAATACTTCCACAAACATCTTCCAAAAAAGATTTAAAAATACTCAATAGTTGGGAAGATGCTTCATAAGAAACATCATCTATGACAGTGTTTGCTAACACATCACAATCCAACGTATCAAATAACACTAAAGTAGCTGCTCCTATAATCTTTCTTTGTTCAATTCGTGCTTCTGAAGCTTTGGTTGTTTCAGAAGACGGTTCGTCTTCCTGTAACAACAATGCACCACGTACTTTATGTTTATCTTCTGTCATTTATTCTCCTTTATTATCTTTTTTATCACCATTTTCAAACGGATTTTCCTCTAACGGATCATTGTTTTCTTTTTTCTTTTCTGGTTCTCCAAAATTCTCGGTACTAATTAAGTACTTTTCTTGCTCTGGATTATACCCTGCCTTTGCAGAAGCAGTAGTCTTTGACACAATTCCTAATTCCCTATGTATTTTTAAAATTTCAGCAGACTGTTTTAAATCTTCACGAACCATGTCAGGAAAAATGACGTCTACTGGAATATCAATTGTTGGAATTTCTACGTCTATTCCGTTTTCAAAGACATCTGCAGCCTTCAAAATAAGAGTCTTGTTTGAATATGATTCGTTTTCTATAACTCTAAGGCTTTCTTCTTTGCATAAGTTAAGTAAGGATTCATATTTGTCAAAAACTTCTCGACACAATACTGCAGATTCTTTTAAATGTTTGCTGTTTTCTACATCAGCAACTGCCGATTCTGTCAATATTTTGATTGTGCGAACCATTTTATAAAATGGAAGCGTACCATCCATATATCTATCAAACTGCAACCTAAAGATATCCCTAATATGCTCACGAACAAACTGCTTAACCTTTATTTTGGGTTTCAGCTTTTTACCAAGAGCCGCCCTAATTACTACCTTAAACATTGGCTTAATAACTCCATCGGCCAAAGAGTCTTGAATATCTAAGATAAACTGACTAAAAGGACTGTCAGATGCCCTAATTCCAGAATAAACTTGTTCCGTAGTACGCTGTGTAAGTACATGAATGGGAATTCCTGACCCAGCTGCCACCTGATATAGCAAAAACAAGCCGTCTTCCTTTGCATCATCTGCTCCAATTGTAGCATTAATAGGAGACCAATCTCTATCTGGTGTACAAATTCTAACAGTACCTCCCGCCGGTGGTGTTTTATAGCGTTCCCATACATCGTCTCTACTGCCTTTTAACATTAGTTTCCACACAACCCTTGACTTCTCATGGTTGATAATTGCTCTGTCTAGAATCCATTGTTTATAAAACTCAGCCCACCGGAGCACTCGTTCCAAATAAACCCTACCACGAACTTCCCTGTTTTTCATAAACTTAACAAACTGCATTACCCTGCCTTCTCCCTGCCAAACATCGGTACGTCCATATTTAGAATTTTTCATGGCAGAGCCAATATCGCCCCTAATATAATACTTAATATCAGGATAAACTCTAGTTTGAACCTCTCCGGTTTCGGACAAAAACTCCCTTTTATAAGATACAATAGTGTCTTTGTCATCTTTGGATGTTTCAATTTCAGTAATTTCAGCGGGCTGTACTTCTCTCACAGCAACTTTGCCTTCTGTAGAAATAAAATAAATAGGAAACAATTCACTTTCAGTAATTAAAAGCCAAACAAACGACTTCATTACCATTTCCATATTATTTTCACTCCAAAACTCATCAACCACATTTTGCACATCTCTGTTTGAGAACTTATACTTTAAGCCTCTTCCTAGCACAAATCTCTGAAGCGAGTCTGGAATAGCTCCTACAATAGGATCTTCAAATGCTCTAATATAAGCAATGGTTTGTGCATATTCTCTAATTGCATCCTCTTGCTCTCTTGCTAAAGGCGTATTATAAACTGTAATATATCCTTTAGCCTTTGCATATTTAACTGATTCCTGTATACGCTTTGGAGCATTCTCTAAGGCATATTTGTCCTTTTCTCCAAAAAAAGGAGTATACATGCTCTCATAAAACTGATCGGAAGTTGCCGAATTAGAAGACATGGATGCAGTAGCTTCCCAAAGCCTATTCTTAAAACTTGCATATAATTCTTGCGTATTATTTTTTACAGCAAGACGAATAGCTTCCTCAGTTTCCTGCTTATTTCTCGCAAACATCTTCTCCAACTCTATGCGATGAGTTTTTGTCGATATCGGCTTCAATTCCTTTATCTTATTAAAGATAGTATTATTCATTTCATTGTATCCTTTCAATTTCTTCATAAGGAGAATCGAATAATCGTTCGTCATCGAAATACGAATCGTCAACACCCCTCCCTATGTTTGTATAAAACATGGCATATTCCTCATCTGCATTAGTTGGAAGGTCTGCATCAGAAATATTCACATCACACTCATTGTTAATTGCGTTATAAACAGATCCTGCCATAGATTCCAACAAATCTAAAGACAACGATGACGACTGACACCGAACAACTACTTTACTTCCTAAAATATGTCGTTCGGCGTGCTTGGCTTCAAGTTCAAAGTCAGGATGATATGGCATTTTTATTCTATTTCCAACAAATGCCTCTCTCAGAGAATCCCATGCTGCCAAAAATGCCCCATTTGTAGATATCCTACGTATCTTGTTTGGCTTATCATAATCTACAATTAACTTACTTTGAGTTCGGTCAATACTAAGACGATCGCATGGATAGCCTTCATTTACTAAAATAGTCACGGTTTCCAAAGTATTATATTGATCAAAAGAAATAAGGTGAATATTGAATCCTCTCCTAGCCAGCTCATAGATAACCAATTCTCGTATGTCGGCCAAATCAACCATTCCTCCAGAAGGAGCAAAGATTTTGCCCAAAAAGTCAAATGTAATATATGGAAGTCTAACCTCTGTTTCCTTTTCTGATTCGAACATTTTTACAGTCTTAAATCCAGAAACATGACACATTGAAATTCCAGTACCGTTTAGTTTTGGACCATAGTCAATGTGCATATATCTAGGAATATGATCTTTTGACACAAATGTAGGTAAGAAAACTAAATTCTCATCGTCAAATGGATTTTGAATTGAAAAATCTATACACTGTTTTATCTTTTCAAAACTAGGAAGAAACGGAGATATAGCTCCTCTTGGTATAGAAAAAAAGTCCCTTGCTGCCTCAAAGGGATCAGTTTTTACTTGAAAATAAAATGGATCGTATGGAACTTTAATAATTGGCATTATTTCTTAGAAACAATTTCCCACCTAAGTTCAATAGAATCGGGATACAGCGGGCGATCCGTCTTCACGATATTAGATTGCTCTAGAGAACGAAGAACAGCTCTAACTTTTGAATCTCCAACACCCATACTCCTAACAGCCGTCTTTATATTGGACGTAAGCGCAATTCCGCCTAATGCTCGTAATGCCGAAAGCACCAAAGCAACGTCAAGTGGTTTTATCTTCATTCAAGTACACCTTATGATCTATCATAAACACTTCATTAAACAGAAAAGAATTTATACAATGTCCACAATATGTGTTTCTAATAGTTTCACCATTAACACACAAATATAAATGAATAACATCTTCTCCGTGAATGTTGCCGTGTTTGGGACATCTAAAAGTCTCATCTTTGTTACCAATTTCAATTTTCATACACTTACCTTTCCTTTCCTTACTTTTTCTAAAAGTTGATCGTTCGGATCGTCTATACTACTTCCAAAGACTACGTCTTCCATAGGAACATCGACATAATATTTATCCAAAGCCTTAATTTCTTTCTCATTGTCTATAATTTCAAATTTTGTAGTGTCAAAATAAAAATACTTATCAAATGAATATTTTTTAGGATTAACCTTCCATGGAAGTAATATTTTAAAATAAACCTCTGACTCTTCTAAATTGCTCTCATACGCCTTACGCATTTTGGTCATCAAAAAGTCCTCATCATAATTAACCGATGAAATAAGAATACCCATTCCATCGTTCTTAAACCGAGAAACCATTCTACCATAAGCAGAGTCAAACGCTTCTTTTGCTTGATCATATGGATTCAATGCCTTCCCTCTAGCCCTAGAAGATGTATCCACAACTTCCAAGAACGAAATCTCATCCATTACAAAAGAATAAACATTATAACCAGCATTTGATGCAGCCGAAGCTGTATTTGGAAATACCATTGTATAATTTCCTGGAATTTCAAGCATGCTTTGCTTATTTGGATTTACTGGAAAATAATCCCTATTAAAATGAGAACCAAAAGACGGTCCCATTTCAGAAAACGTAATCTTCTTAGACTTGTCTAATGTTTTGGATAAGGCAATAAACGCAACCCATGAAGTTGGTTTTTGTCCATAGTACTCTTGTGGACAAGCTACATTAGATTCAGGATTAAATTTACAGGTAAATTCATACCAATTTAACCAATTCAAAACAGCCCCAAATCCAGCTGTTTTTCCAGAACCATATCCTGCTGCGATACAAATAACTCTAATAGTGCGCTTTTTTCGTTCTTCCCATATATCCAAAATAGTATCTACTATTCCAGAGTACATCCACTTCTTTCCATTAAGAAAATATTCGTCCAACAACAAATCTTCTATATATACATCTCCAAACTCTCTTGCTCTTTCTTTGGTCCAATAAAATTTAGCTCCTCTAAATTCTTTATCTAGAGCAGAATCTATCCATTCTTTAGAGAGGGTTGCTATAAAGGAAAGATCACTATCGTTAGCGTATGTCATCTCTAGTTTCCACTATAGATAAATCCTTTAACGAATCTGGAAGCTCGTGTAATGGAGAAATTTCACCACTAATTAAAGACTTGGCTATCATTGGTGCAAAAACCTCAGCATTCATGTCAGAGGCAAGTTTGTAAGCTTCAGCTTTTCCTACCATTTTTACCAATCTTCCAAACAAAAATGTAAGAATCTGTCCAGCAAACTGCTTAACCGTTAACACATCTAATTTCATGCTTCCTTTAATTCTAGCAGCAGATTCCTTACTTTTAATCATATCAATGTTTAGTTCCTTTAGAAATCTAATGTCTTCCTTAGTAAACTCAGGAGGAAGTCTGTTTCCTTCCGAATCTACTCCGTTATCACGATTCATGATATGATTTATAAACCATAAAACCATGTCTTGTTGAAATCTAATTTCTTCGGTAACTTCACCTACACGAACTTCCAAATCCTCATTTTTGTCAATAAGGTCTCCCAACGAAGTTCCTTTTGCACCCTCAGCTACTAGCTTTAGCCAACCTTTCTTACCTCTATTTACCTTATCG